GAAATTTCTAAATGTTCATTTGTGAATTTATTTATGGTATGAACACTAACCACATTTTTATTTGTTGACATTTCTGCCTCCTTATTATTATTGATAACACTTATTAGGTGTTATAGTTTGGGAGGCCTTTCGGCCTCCCTTTTGAGAAAGTTGAGAGATAGATTACGAATCGTCTTCAGCTAATTTACTAAAATACGATAATGATTCATCACTATCGGTAGACGTTTCGCCTTTCTCTACGGCTTTAATAGAAGTATTTGGCATGTCATTTCTGACAGGTGGGAGGTCAATGTCTTCTACCGACTCCGTACTTCTTGTTCCAGTAAGGACCTTATTCAGTTTCTCTTTGAGTTCATCATAAGGTTTAAAATTACTTGGATCATTGAAGGGCTTTAGAGCATGTTGAGATTTCCATATTTTATCAATCTCCTCGTCAGAAGCTTTTAACTTACTAACTGGCTCAAATTCAGACTTATCATAATTCCAAAAGCCGTCAACTTTTCTAATTTTTATTTTAAAATTAGAACCTTCCCAAAAATCAAATGGATTTATAGCCTTTTCATCTTCAAATTGAGGACTCATTGCTTCAGTTATCTTATCAAAAATCTTTTTACCATATTTGAATAAAAATACTTTACCATCGTTCTCTGGATGTTTTGGATCAGAAACCATGTAAATATTAGAATAGTAAGAGAGTTTTCTTTTTCTCTTTCTAGCAATATCTTTATCTGATTCTATACCTGTATTCCACAATCTAGTGTTTTCTACAGATACTGGATCTTTTTTGGTTAATGTTGTCAAACTATTTTCAATATACCATTGGCCACCTGGACCTTGAAATGCATGATTCCAAAGTTTAACCCAAGGCATATCTTCACCTTCTATCGCTGGTAAAAATCTAAACACAGCGTAACCATTCCCAGATTTATCAAGTTCTGGTTTCCAAAACCTGCTATCTTGGTATGATTTCTTATTAGGTTGTTCGATTGTTTTTTCTAACTGTTTTGTTAGTATGTCAAAGTTAGACCTTGACTTTTTTAGCGTTTCTAGTGCTGTACTCATGTATATATCTCCTTGTACATATTGTTGTATATATTTCTTATTGTAAGTATTATTATTATTTATACTTATTATTCTATTATATCATTTTTTAATAATTTGTCAATGAGCTGTGCTTGTGTAAGATAGACTAATTGACCCCTATTTTCCCATGCTTCCCATTGATGAATAGGTCTATTTGTAGGCATACCATTTTTCTCTTTATTTACCTTAAAAAACTTGACATTAGGGTACCAATCCATGAGTGTATACCATTGATTAACCCAATTTATATAAGGAGTAGATTCACCTTGTGGTGTAACATAATATTTTGTTCCCTTATATGCATTATTAATTTTTTTGTTATCAGATTTTATATCATGCCCTATTAAATAAATTTCTTTGGGTTGTTCTATGTTACAAGCAACAAAAGCACTTGTAGGACCAGATGCCCAACCATGGTCTTCACGGCCTGTTACTATATCTTTTAAATCATGTGATTTATCATTTTCTTTAATCCAAGATACATTGATTTGAGAATTATCTATAGTTTTTTCTATTATTTCTCTAGTAGTATTTTTTAAAATTGAAACTTCTCCTGATACAGTTGAGCTTTGGATTACAAATTCTTTAGACTTACCTCTTTCATTCATATGAACACCATCATAATCTTCTACTATACTTAATTCCTGTTTTGAACAAAACCCTTGTAGCATAGTTTCATACAAACTAGCTGGTACTTTTGTCCAATTTCTAAAGTAACAATTTTTCTTTAAAGCAAAACCATCACGATAAATCTCATGTATGATACCATCATCAACTGCTGTTAATACATCTATCAATTCTGGGAAATCTCTATATAAGGCATTGCACCCATATATTTTCCCATATGGTTTCAATTGTGCTAAATCAAAACCTACTCTACTCTCTCCATTACCGATACAAAAAACTCTTTTCATCTATTTAATATTATCTCAACCGCCTCTAATATTTCTTTTACTGTCCAACTGCCATTGATTTTCTTTTCATTTTCATCCACTGGTAACATCAATTCGTACAATACGCTTTCTCAATGCTCTAACTAATTCCTCAGTTTTATCTACAACAGCATTTAAATTTTCATCTTTTATTCTCATTTTAATCATAGCTCTCACTAGTTCTTCAATTTTATCTATAACAGCAATTAAAGATTTATCAGTTATAGTGCTTTGTTGTTCTTTTAATTTTTCATATTCATGTAATGGTATAGTTACCGACCTTGAAATAGCCACTTCATTTTCATATGTGGCTTGGTGACTACGTTCCTTACCATTTGTTTCATCATCAATCATCTTCCTGTTCCTTTCTTGTTATTAAATTCTTTGGTTTATCTATTGGCATACCAGCCTTATTAAACCATCTGCCATCGGCTGTTGTATGTACAAATGATGTATAACCTTTACAGGTAATTGTCCTTTTTGTAATTTTTCCAGTATAAACACTTCCATCTTTATTAATCAATTCCATATTCTTGTATAAATCCTGATAAATGCGGTCTATTATTTTATCACCTATCTTATTACTTTCTGGAATTATAACTGTTTCCCTCATACTTTTAAACTTGTTGTATATTGTGTACCACATCTTTGGCAAACACCCCACGCTGGAATATGTGGTGTATTATCTAAACACTTGCTACATAAAATATACTTTCCTTCTTTTAAAAAATCTACATTTCCTAAATTATATTCTTTATTAGCAACTCTTTTTTCTGCCTCATAAATTATTTTATGTGTATCTGTTGTACAATCCTCCTTCATCTTTCCTTCTTTACGAATTTTCATCATTTCTTTTTGAACCATTGTACCACGGTCAGATTCTTTCATACTAGCTTCTAATTCTGCTTTTTGTTCTTCTAAAGTTTGTGGTCCAAATTCATCAGGCATTTTGATTTGTAAAAACTTCTTTCATAATAAATTTACATTTTGTTACATTAAATCTAACAAATGGTTTATACTTTTTTAATTTTTTTGATATATCAGGCCATACAACCATTTCTTTAATTTCTTTATCCCAATTTTTAATAAACGATAATATTTTATCAAAGGCGACCATTGTTTCTGTCCCAAGTTTTTTTGAAAGATATAAGCGTAACAACTTTGGATGTTGTCCATTAGATACATTAAACATAGCATTAAAAGAAATATTATTCCTGTCAAGGTTACTATTAATAATATTACAATCGTTTCTAAAATTATACGTAAAGCTCTCGTTATATTTTTTCCACTCTCTATATACAAGTTCTCCATTTGTCCTTATCAAATCTCCTATCCATTTCTTTGATCCTGATGCAAAATTAGATACAAAATAATACATCAATTCATCATTATCATATTTAGTTGCTAACTTATGAAAAAAAAATCTATCATTTCTCTTTAAAAAACTATTTAAAGAAGAATTAACTTTAGCATTGTATTTAAAATAATCATAATTATCAGTAGTAAAATGTAATTTAATTGCCAAATATAATTTATAAGCTTCAAAACTAGTCATTATTTTTTAATGTTAATGCAGGCCAACTGACTGGAAAATATTGTTCACAATGATAACTAATTTGATCTGCAACCTCTCTTGTTTCTTTTTGTACATCTGGTTTACATCTTAAATTACACACACGAGCAAACGCATACAGCGTACCTGACCATAACCATTCTGTCATCATTGATTGTGGTAATACTGACCTTGCTTGTTCAGGTGCAATACCCTTACCTATCAATGCACTATATAATATCTTACATTGGTCCATAGCAGATTCATAAACATGTTTTAACGTTACATCTAATTCAACTACACCTGCTGAGCCTTGTTTTGAATCTAAAGGTTTACCTCTCCATTCATCAATCTTATATAGTTCAGGCTCATATGATACATAACGTCTGCTTACTTCGTTCCAACTTAATCCTACTTGATGTTTAACTAATTGTCTTGCGACAAATACTGGTGCTTTAATTCTGAATTGTATTGAGGCGTGAGCAAATGGAGACCAATGTCCGTGTTTGGCAAGATAACTTATTAATTTTGTATCTTTTTCATCAAATCTATTTTTAATTTTTGCATATGATACTCTAGCAGCATTTACTACTGATAAGTCAGTACCCATTTTATCTATCAAATCAACTTTTATAACTTTTTTAGGTTCCCATCGTTCATCAGATTTTTTTATACTTGCCCCATACCCTTTACTTTTATATTCAGTTGCCATAATCAAAATTCTATTTTATCCAAAAATGATATATCAATAGTCCTATTAATATACCTTCCAGCCAAAATGCCCACCTGTGGGATCCTTTACCAATATGTTTTTTAATGAAAGTAGTTGTCCAATCTTTTATTTTTTCTATCATACAGGTAATGTAGCCGTACCTGATTTTTCAACCAAGTTCAGCTTTTCAGCCTCCATTTGTATTTTTTCTTTAAGTGATTTGTTTATTAATGATGATATGGTACCTGTGTCTATATCATTGTCTTCACAATACAACACTACGGCATCCATATAGGAAATTTTTTTAGATTTAACTATTTCTTCAATCTCTAATGCAAATCTTTTACTATTCATTAACATATAGCATATTATAACATATGGTTGTAAAAAGTCAATAGTCCCGTTTCTGTTGCCAAGTCGGGACCACACTCCGTCTGCCTAACTAGGCAGCCATAGCATAACTTTCGTTAGCGTTTAAAAATGGCCTTTAAAGTAGCACCCTACTATTTTACTCCAGTTAGTTTTAACAACGGTCGATCCTAGTTCTACCCCCTAAAGCACACATCAATGTATGTGTTTAAGATGGTGGAGTAGGTGGGTACTGCCCCCACGTCCCTATTGGTTATTCTCTAACCTTCAACATAAAATTCCTTGATAGTGATATTGGTGTACCACCTGGTTTAATATACTTTTGTTCAGTTGGTTTAGCTGGGTCTGGTTGTTCTCCCTTTCCATCCCATAAAGTGAAATTCC